GGACTTTGTTGCTAAACTAGCCGCCTTGAACGTATTAGCAATGCTTGGGGATATTATCTACGGAGTTGGTATGACTAGCATTAACATTTCTTTGGACGGTGTTAGTCAATCAACTCCTCTTTCTCGTTCAGCGCAAGGCGGATTATTTGCGGGACGGATAAAATTGTATTTGGACCAAATGAATCAAAAACTCCCATCGCTCATTTCTCGTTACCGAGGAATTGCGTTTGATGTATTATAGTAAGTTATGCCAGAACGCCGAAGTATATTGCAAAAGCCCGTTACGAGCGTTGTTGCTCCTACGCCGGCAAATCCACCTGCTTATTGGAGGGTAAATGATTTTGAGGGCTTAATCGGTTCTCAAGGATATGATGCGCTGATAGACCGGGCTATGCGTTGCCCTTGCGTAGATAAGACCAGCGGTCAAGCTCTATCGACGTGTAAGAATTGTTTAGGCAGGGGATGGTTCTTTGTAGATAGAACCGAAAGCCGGATTATCGCTCAACACATGGATAGTAAACGACGTTATCAGGATTGGGGAGAAATTAACCGGGGAACGGCTTCTATAACTACTAAGGGAGTAGATAAACTGGGATTCATGGATAGAATTATTTTGACGGATTTAGAAGAATATTTTTCTGAAATAATTCGCCCAATAATGTACCGGGATTTGGTAGCTTATCCTGTCTATGAACCTTTGAAAATTCAAAGAATCTATCTGTTCGTTGCGGACGATAAGCCGCTTTACCCTATTCCAGAGAATCTGTACCAAGTAGACGGGAACCGAATAGTGTTTGATAAATCTCTGTCGGAACACACGGAAGTAACTAGCATGGATAAGGTTCCGATGACTATTTCTATCCGTTATTCTCACTACCCAGTATATCATGTTGTAGACGTCAACCGTGAACTTATGAAGGTTCGGGAAAGGGATTGTTCCTACTCGGACGAACAGCTCACGCAGATGCCGATAAATGTGTTAGCAAGAAAAGCTCATTATATATTTAACGCTCAAAACTTCGATGCGGAAATATTTGAAAACTCCATATTGGATAAATGAAACCAATAACCATAGATTTGACCGGGTTGCGTCAACAGTTCGGCTTGGCGGCTGATACTATTGAACTATTGACTGAAACTTGCGTAAATGCGGTTACAGCGGCAATCTATGCTAATTGGGAAGCTCTTGCTAAACAAGAATTACACTCCACTCTTCCGGAGTATCTAAGAAATTTAATACGGGTTGATAAGGGAAGGTTTGAAAAGCAAATCGTTCTCACGGGCGTTCTTCCGAATATGTTAGAGCAGGGCGCAAGTCCGTTCGATATGAAGGAAGGCTTTAAAAATTCCCCCAAAGTAAAACATACCATTCCAGTATATAACAAAAAAGGAAATCAAATCTATAAAGGAGGGGATTGGTATTTGACTATTCCTTTCCGTATCGGTACGCCGGGAGCTTTAGGGCAAGCCGGATTTGCTGGTGTTATGCCCTCTGCCGTCTACAACCTTATGAGGAAAAGAGCTACGGGAAGCTCTCTAACAGCAGCCGAACTGCCTGAACGATACAGCGCACCCGGCGTTCGTCCGGCTATCGAAGCAACTCCCACTACGAAGTATTATGAAGAGTATCAACATAAAAACTCAATTTATGAAGGACTCACGAAGCGTACTGCCCAATATGGTAAGACGTCTCAAAATACTTATGGAACGTTTCGTCGTGTGAGCGGTAATTCAGACCCGTTGAGTTGGATAAATAAGGGTTTGAAAGCTCTTCGACTTGCCGATAAGGCGGTAGAACAAACGGACGTAGATACGATTGTTGAAAATGAAGTTATGGACTATTTAGAAACAATATTATGAGTGCAATTCTACTACCAGAAGTGGTGATATATAATACATTGGAATCTATCGTCAAACTCCTTCGGGAAGATTTGGCAGAGAACCGGGAAGATGGTACCATACTGTATGAACTTTTCGGAGTGGACGAGGACGGAAAGCCCTTGAAGATGAACGCTTATAAATTCTTCCAGCAAGCAAAGAAGATAATTCAGACGCCGGAGAATTTGAACGTAACATTTGGATATAATCAAGAGACGGCAAAACAAGTCTCTTTAGCTATCCTTCTACCGGGCGAACAGGGCGGTTCTAATATCGGAGGTAACGAAGGTTATCAAACGTTGGATTTAGCAAACGGAATGACCCAAGAGCAGTTTACAACGATGTACGATTGTACGTACCAAGTCCTCATTAGCGGATATAATTCCGCAGAAGTGAATTTGGTTTACAATATTTTGAAGAGTATGCTTTTGATGGTTTACGAGCATTTAGAATTCATGGGTTTGAGAATCCCGGTTATTTCCGGGAACGACGTAGTTATGCAGGACGATATTACACCCGTACCAGTTTGGCATAAAGCATTGAATTTGACCTTCAAATACGAATTAACTGTACCGAAACTCTTTAAAGATAAAGTGATGAAGGGCTTTTGGCAGAGGGTTCGAATTTGCGACCCATTTGAGGAATCTCGTTGCGTACCAGTTCAAAGTCGCAAGGGGCAGATATAGGGATAATGAATAAATTGAATTAAATTAATAAATAAACATTATGGCAACAGTTGTTAATTTTCATGGTAAGGACTACGTTGAGCCGGGTTCTTACGCAGCAACGGTTTACAACCCTACTTCCGTTGTCAATGTCGCTACGTTTGGTAACGTAATGATTATTGATACGGGTTTGAGCATAGATGGCTCTTATGAGTTTGCCGGTGGTTCTGGAGTAAGCGGAGAACTAGCACAAGGATTGAAATCAGTGTACGAGTTCGACAATTACGAGGACTTCTTGGCGTTCATGGGCGGCGGCTTCGTAGGAAATCTTGCTGAAAAAATCTTCACTCCTCTTGACGGAGTAGCTGGAGCACCCAAACTGTACTACGTTCGTGCAGCAACTACCAAATGTGCTACGATTACCTTGGAACTTTCAACGGGCAATTCTTTGACCTTGAAATGTAAGAACGAAGGTATTGCGGGTAATGGTACAGCCGTAGACGGGGTATTGAAAGTGGGTTATGGAGCTAGTATTATAGCCGGGGAAGGTTCTGGATTTGTTATGCAGGTTTATAAGGGTTCCTACATGGGTTCAGATGCAGCCGGGGAAGCATACGGAGCGTATACACTAGCCCAAGCAACTCCTAACCTGATTGCAGAATCTCCTGAATGTGCTACGCTTCAAGACCTCTACGATTGGGCTAGTACAAACAAGCAAATCCTGTCTAACTTCGTTGTGAGTATGGCGGGACAAGGAACTACGGCAGCCAAAGCATTAGCGCAGGTTTTAGCAACAGGCGGTACAACTTCTTACTTGAGCGGTTCGGAGTATGCAGACGTGCTAGAAGCAATTGCCGAGTTGGACGTGACTTTCTTCCTCTGTACTAACAAAAATGCTGCAGCAGGCGCAGGAGTAAACGCTGAAACGAACGGC